TGTTATTGCCAGTTGGATATAGATTATCCTATTGATATGACCCCATTTGGTGAGGCTTACGACGACTTTGTAAATGGTTGGACGGGTAGGATTAGATTGAGGGTACCTGACGCAATAAACAGGTGTATTGCTCCTTATGCGGAGTTCCCACCTTGTGATAATAATAGTGATGGAAACAGCAACTAACTATAAGTTTTATTCATTCCAACAAATACCACAACCGAACTTTGATGCGGCTATGGAGGAACTTGCTGCCAAGTTTCAAGAAGCATTAAAAAATAACCTTGCTAAACCTTACCCATACGCACCAGGATACTTCGGTCAAAAACCATCATCAGGTAAGAGGAATATGAAAACCAAAACAGGTAATCTATACAACTCAATAAATGTTTCATTTGACCCCGAGACAAATAAAATGAAGGTCAGTATGTTAGAATATTGGAAGTATGTAAATGATGGAAGACAGCCAGGTAAATATGTTCCACTAAAACCTTTGATGGATTGGATGAGAAAGAAGGGTATGAATAGAGACCCTAAAGGTAGATTCAAGAAGTTCAACATACAGAGTGTGGCATTCGCAATATCAAAGTCCATACAAAAGTTCGGTATTCAACCTACCAATTTCTATGATGATAGTTTTGATGTCTTCATTAAAGAGTTCAATAAACCTAATGGACCAGCATCTCAACTTGGAATGGACTTACAAGAGTTTCTTATTAAAATAATTCAACAACCAGAATAATATGAGCGTAATAATAAATGTAGAACAATCACCTCTAACGATTACACCAACTAATGGTGAGCACATCTACACACTATCATCATCAGGATATACCTTACAGAACTTCAAGTTTATCATAGACATCTATTTTAGACCTGATAGTATCAACTTTTCAGGTACCCCACAACCAACAGCAAGATTAAAGGTTCGTCCTAATTCTTATGGTAAAGCAATCGTTGAGGTGATGGAAATTGTTAGAACATTCCTTAAAGCCAATCCTCGTTTCTCGGGGACAACATATCCGTATCTAAACTTTGTAGCACAGGAGAACTCAATTATAACGATGAGTGATGCTAGGAATACAAGAACATTAAATGCGTTTAACACATACGGAGGTAATAACTTGAGTGCTACTGTCCCTGTATTATGGCACGCAGAACAATATGTGGTAAAGGTGGGTTGTGAATATGAGGATACAGCACAAAATGCTATCATAACAGATATGGATTTGTTAGCATCATATCAACCAGCACCTATCAACATATTCCCTGGTGTGGATAATAAACTTATCCCATCACCATTCTTATCAGGAGCAACATTAGGTTCAGGTTATACACAATCCCCAAACTTTTTCCAAGTAGATAATCAGTCGTGGTACTACTATGACTTGTTTAGATACCAGTATCAAACAGGAGAGGACACAACTTGTGGGCCTCGTGAGTTATTGAATGCTGCTGGTAGGGTATATCAAACAATATCACAAGATGGATTCGTATCACAGAAGGTAAGAAGAAGACAACATCACCCAGACTGTCCTATTGTTATAACATTTTTGGACGGACAAAACGACTATTTTAACAATCAAACTACAAGGGTAGTGGTAAGAGGTGCTGATTTACAAGGTCAAAACTACACTTATTCAGCATATACCGCTAATGTATCTACAGGATTTACAAACAACTATGATATATGGAAGAACGCTGTGTTCTATATGCCGTATAACATTACAAAATCAGGTACGAATGTTATACCACCTGACGCACAGAAATTATGTTTCTATTTGACTAATGGAACTAATATGAACTTTTCAGCAAGAACAAGTGAGATACTTGAGTTCTATATGGAAGACCCTGATTGTATCAACCAACCAATTCATCTATTGTTCTTGAATGGTAGAGGTATGTGGGACACTTACACATTCGGTAAGAAATCAACAAAGACATTCCAAGTAGATAGAAAAGAATACAGACAAGAAAGTTCATTAGACAAAGCATATTATTCGAGAGGTTCATCTCAAAGAGGTATAACCATCTACGACCAAAATGCTACTTACATAACTGAATGTATGAGTGATTTTATGACCCAAGCAGATACAGTTATTGTTGAGGAGATATTCAACTCACCTGAAGTGTATATCATAGAAGGTATAACTGACCCTGTAAGTCCTTGTATAGACCACGGCATAAATGACTGCCAAAGTTGTTTAGGTGAGATAAGACAATACCAATATCTATTACCAGTTGTGATAGACAACAAAGAATTAAAGAGGTACCAAAGACAATATCAAAAGATATTCCAATATACATTTAGCTTGAAATATGCTGATGTTAAACGATACAGAACACAAGGATAATATATGGGATTACAAATAAGAACTTATGTAGATGGGAACCAAGAGTTTATTGAACTCTATGGTAATGAAGATATTGATATGGAAGTATCTTTTGCCGAGATACAGGACATCACTAAAAAGAATAGTGCTTTTACCAAAGAGTTTAAGGTTCCTGGTTCCAAGAACAACAACTACATATTTAATTACTTCTTTGACTTGAACCAAACATTTACAGATTGGAATCCCAAGAAAAAGTTTGAGGCAGACCTCATCTATGATGGGTACGAACTCTATAACGGGTATGTAAGATTGAATAGTGTATCTATCAACAAAATAGAAAAGGTCTATTCTATAACCTTCTATTCAGCTGTGGGAGACCTTGTAGCAAACATCGGTGATAAAGCATTATGTAATGTAGATACCAGTTCATTAAATCACTCACTTTACGAACCAACTTTTGCTGAAAGTTTATTTTTTGACCCATCATTACACAATCCTATTGCTTATAATCTTGCTAATCCAACAACACCTATTGAAGTAAATCCAATCAACGAAGGTAAGGTTCAGTATATTTTAGGACAAAGGGGATATGATTATACTGGTTCAACTTTTAGAGACATAAGAGATATAAATGTAGCCAATACACCATTATTAGATTTCTCTGGTAATACACGAGGATTCTTCGATTTTTCAGGAACCCCGCTCATATCATCGTATCTTATTCCTTCTATTAGGACAAGAACGCTTTATGAACTTATAGTCAATCAGGCAGGATATTTTATTGAGAGTTCATTTTTCGATACTGACTACTTCGGTAGATATTACATACCTCTATCCTTTAACACCGAGAACCCATTTATGGCTCAAGCAGCCCCTTATAGATATGAATGGGTAAATCTTACGGGACAGACAAACTCATATCTCAAAGAGGTAGAGAGATTTGGCACAGGGACAAGAAGTTTCGTAAATTGGTTCAAGACGAAAGATATAGTCCAAGAAAATCTTGGATTTAACCCTATGTCGTATTCTGCTTATTCTGCGACAACTTTAACGCAGAATGAAATAGAAAACTATATGTTTGCTCTACCACAGAGCAACGGGGCTTCTTATACTTTCGAAGCAAAAATTAAAGCAACCTCTTTAGCTCCTTTTGGAACATTTCCATTTGTGTATAGTGGTGGTACATTCCAATTATGGAAATATCTACAAAACACTACTCCATTACTTGCTGAACTAATAGCTACCATCAATTACCCCGTCAATTTAGCAGCAGCTGGTATAACAGTACAAACGACACTTACAGGTACAACAACATCAGCAGGACAAATAGAAGGAACAGATTTATATTTTTTGACTTATACAAAAACATCTGGATTACCATTTAATGTAGTTGAAGCATCATTTAAGATAACAAGTTCTCCTGTGGTTTTACCTTTCAATATTGAACTCTATAAGGAGATGTCCTGCGACCAAAAACAAATTGATTTTATACAGAATATCAATAGGACATTTAATCTTGTTGTAGTAGAACACCCCACCAAAACGAAAACACTCATAATTGAACCTATGGTTGATTATGTTGGTAAAGGTGAATTACTCGATTGGACTGAAAAGGTAGATTACGATGCTACACAAAACATTTATCCAACAACTAATCTTATCAACGGAACAATATTTGCTTCCAACAAAGCTGATAAAGATTATATCAACACAGAATACACAAATAGAAGTAATAAGACATTCGGTCAAAACCAATTTGACTTAAACATAGATTACAAGAATCAAACCACAAATCTTACACAAACATTAGGACAAAACACAGATTATTACTTGAATGCTTCAGGTGATACAAACATTGCTTTACCTTGTTATTTTATTACCAAAGAGAATAACAATAATGGTATATCTACATTTGAGTACCGACCATTCCGTTCTATACCGAGACAGACCTTTATGTCCGTATCTATTCCTACAGGTAATACGAGAACAAACCCATTCTTTTATAGATATGCTGGAACAAATGTGCCATTTACAATTATTGGTTTTAGGTCGATGGGCACATTCCCTAATTTTAATCGTAATACCACATATCCATTTGCTATTGATGATTTTTCACATTATACAATTTATGATAGTAGTAATACATTTACACAAGATGAGATTGTTTATCCAACTTTAGAGAATCAATACGACAGGTATTACAAAGATTATGTTGAAGACCTTACCGATGATGAGAACAAGATTTATCAGGTCAGTATGTACCTAACTCCTTGGGAAGTTTCTAATCTTTATTTTAATGAAACAATAATTATAAAGAACACAAAGTTCCGTATCAATAAGATTTCAGGACTATCACTTCTCACTCCTGGTATGTGTAATGTTGAATTGGTAAAACTTACGAGAGATTACAAACCAACACCAGTATTGTTCTACGATTTAATCAGTTGTGATGATGAGTGTGATGTGATACATACCAATACAGATTTAATATATCCTATATGGGCTTTCGAGGGTCAGTATGTAGCATTAAGCAGTTCTGCTTGTACTTTCGATATTACTATAAATTGGAATAGGTGCCCAAAATATAAAGTCGTAAGAACAGAATATAACGAAACTTATACCTACGAAACTCCTTATTTCCAAAAATATAGAACGCAAACTTTCGATTATTATATCAACTGGGATTATGCTGTGTATAACTCTTGTTCTGCTACAACACCCACCTTCAAGTTAGAACCATTTAAGAATGAAACAATATTACCATTTACGGGAGATTGTGTAAGTATGACGATTACAAATACAAGTGATGTTCCAAAAACATTCTCATTTAAGTATTGTGATGGGGTTGATGGTACTTGGACGCTTGACCCATCAAGTGCTATAACCATTTGTGGTCTTTATAGTTCATTCCAAACTTCAGGATTTAGTTATTGTATTACTGGATTTACACCTTGTGTAAGTTGGACTCCTTTACCCACACCCACACCGACTAATACACCAGGTTTATCACCAAGTCCCACAAGGACACCTCAACCAACTCCAGGATTATCACCGACACCTTCTATAACTCCAAGTATTACACCATCAACTAATAATTGTAGAATAAACACAACACTAAACATTACCGAAACAGGTTATATCAAATACACTTTATGTGATGGAACACAACAATACCAATTCATCAATACATTAGGTACCTACACCATTACAAGTTGTATTCAGTTAGGTAGTGTTTTACCTGGTTTCCCTTTTGCTGATGTAGCGGTATTTACCATAACAAGTAATGGAAGCTCTTGTTAAAAACGATATTTAATAGTAATGGCATTTAGATATACTCCCACACCCACACCAAGTGTTAGTCCCACGATAAGTTTGACCCCGTCAATTACACCGACGAACACACCTACTGGTACAGTATGTCCTGGTTCTACACCTACTATGACTCCAAGTGTAAGTTTAACTCCAAGTATCACACCTACTAATACATCCACACCAACAGGTACAATACGAACTACACCAACACAAACAACCACGCCTACCTCTACACCTCCAAGTGAGAGTTGTACTGCTTGGCAGATTTATAATGGTACATTCTTCGAAGTAAGTTGGTCTGGTATTCAGTGTGGAACTGAAACATCAACAGGTGGTTCTATATCAGTAGGAGATACTATTAGAACTACTTGTATAAAAGACGGGACATTAGGAGTTACTGGAAGTCCAACCATAACCGTAGATGCGTTTTGTTAAAATTGAAATATAGTGAATAGATTTAGAATAACACCAACTCCGAGCAATACACCAAGTAATACTCCAAGTATAACACCAAGTCGTTCAGGTTGTCCTCTGCCTGTTTCAATAATTTCATCTGTATCTACGAATGGTTGTGGTTTAGAGCCTATAACAGGAACTACGAATTATATTGTGTATAGAGGTTCGAGTCATTTGTTTAATGAAGTAAGTTTGGGTTTTGGTGATATACAACTCAACGCTTGTTTAAGTGTTGAAAATCCTTTTGTAGGACAATCATATCAATTTGATTTAATCATAGACCCTAATTTTCAACTATGTAATTCAGAGGGTTATTTTTATGATAGAATGGTTTTCCGTCTCACAAGTTATGGTGATTTGGGTGGAGGTCTTTTCTATTATGGTGGTGTTGAAGAGTTCTATTTAGATGGTGTTTTACAATATTCTTTAGATAGTATTTTTAATACCCAAACAACAACAATAGATACTTGTGAAGTTGAACTTTTAGTTTATCCACAATTTAGAATACAGAGAATACCACCTCCAAGCCCCACACCAACTACCACTCCTACTATAACACAAACTCCAAGTAATACGGCCACGAACACACCAACGCAAACAAACACACCAAGTCGAACAGCCACTTTAACACCAACTAACACATCCACACCTACAAAAACTCCTACCACCACTCCTACTTTAACAGTATGTCCTAATACTAATAATTGTATGGCTATAACAGTTACTGGTGCGACAGAGGAGTTCTTCCCATCAATCCAATATAACAACTGTTATGGTACTTTAATAAATGAAGCATTTACAACTAACGGAACAAGATATAGATGTATTCAATTCGTATCGGGAGTTCCTCAAATATTCTCATATATTGGTATGCCAGAACCTACAATCTTTGGAGGTAATTGTAATAGTTTTGATTGCCCTGGCGGAGTTGTACCTTTAACGCCGACTCCCACACCGACAATAACACAGACAAGCACACCAAGTGCTACGATTGGAGCAACTGCTACACAAACTCCAAGCCAAACTGCTACTTTAACACCGACTACCACACCGACTTTAACAGTATGTCCTGATACGAATGTTTGTATGGCTCTTACAGTTACTGGTGCTACATTCGAGAACTTCGCATCTATACAATACAACAACTGTTTTGGAACTTTAATAAATGAGGTATTCACTACCAACGGGACAAGATATAGATGTATTCAATACATCGGTGGGCAAGCACAAATCTTCTCTTATACACTTATGGAAGAACCAACGATATTCGGTGGTAATTGTAATACCTTTGAGTGTCCTGGCGGAGTAGTTCCTTTAACGCCGACTCCCACACCTACTTTAACGCAAACAACCACACCGAGCACTACACAAACTCCAAGTAATACCGCTACAAACACACCTACTTTGACTGTATGTCCTAACACTAATAATTGTATGGCATTCACAGTTACTGGTGCTACATTTGAGATGTTCGCATCAATACAATACAACAACTGTTATGGTACCACAATAAACGAAGTATTCACCACTAATGGAACAAGATATAGATGCGTTCAATTTGTAATGGGTGTCCCACAAATATTCTCTTATACACTTATGGAAGAACCGACAATCTTTGGAGGTAATTGTAATACCTTTGATTGTCCTGGTGGTGTGGTTCCTTTAACACCCACACCCACTCCTACTATAACTCAAACGAGCACACCAAGTGCTACGATTGGGGCAACACCAACTAATACACAAACGCAAACGAACACTCCAACTCCAAGTGAAACTCCACCTATTACATCTGCTATCATAGACATTAGTAATAGTTCGTTGGATATAGCAATAACAGAAGTTTATGTGAATGCTATTCTTACAAGTGTGGTAGGTGGAACGATGCCGAACACAACAGGTAATGGAACTAATTTATCAACTACACAAGTAGGGGTTTATGAGATTACTATTTTCTATAGCACAGGTGTATCAGGACAGAATATAAGTTTAACAGATAGTGATGGTGTATCGTATTGCCAAAACACTTTAACAGGTAGTAATTCTATGTTCTTTAGTGGAGTTAAAGTTGGTTTCCCGAATGTGATGATAAACGCAACAGATGGGACTTGTAGTTAAACGCAATTAGAGACGAATTATGACCGCTTAAACTAAAAATGATATTTTATATTATGACGACAGAGAAGATTGAAATTACGGAAGATAATGACCTTATAGACCCAATAGGAGATTTAAGGAGAGCCTTGAACCAAGAATTACCTGAAAGGGATAAGTTCCACAGGTTCTATAATCAATTAAAAAACTTACCCGAGTTTTTTGAGATTGCTAAAAAGAGAACGAATAAGTAATGGCACAGACACAAACTTTACAGGTTAAAATCGATGCGGCGATAAACGCTGAAGGTACGCTCAAAACTTTAAGGGAGTTAAAGAAACTCCAAAGAGAAACAGTTGCTGGTAGTGATGAGTACAAAAAGATACAAGCCAGAATAAATGATATTGGTGATGCCGCTAAAACAGCAAGGGGACAGAGTGAGGATTGGATTGATACATTAGCAGGATTACCTGGTCCATTAGGTTCCATCGGTAGAGGTCTTGATACATTTACATCATCAACGAACAAATTAGGTTTAGCATTCAAGGGACTTGGGATAGGTCTTATCGTATCAGCAGTAGGTGCTCTTACAGCAGCTTTTAGTCAAAATGAAAAAATGACTAAAAAGTTGGAACCTTTGATGATTGCGTTTGAGCAAATCTTGGGTGGGGTATTTGCGGCTCTTGAACCTGTAATTGATGCGATGATTAGTTTAGCTACAAAGGCTATGCCTATTGTATCATCAGCCATTAAAGTCGTTTATTCAGGTATATCTGCTTTATTACAATCAATCGGTAAGTTAGGGTCAGCACTTTACAAAGTATTTTCAGGTGATTTTTCAGGAGCGTTGGATGATGCTAAATCAGCATTTACGGACTTCGGTAAGAATTATGAAACAGCAACCCAAAACTTCGAGAAGGGGTCAAATGAACTAACAAAGACAGAAAAGAAAAATCTTAAAGAGAGAGGGGACGCACACAAAGAATATTTAGACAAACAAAAAGCATTATTTGAGAGTGCTGAAAAGGCAAGACAAGCTGATTTAGATAAGGCTAAAGCCATAGCGTTAGCAGGCGCTAAAACAGAACAAGAGAAATTAGCGATAGAGAAAAAGTACGCTGAAGATACTTACAACTCAAAGAAAAAACTATTAGAAGACCAACAGAAGTTATACCCTAAAGCGTCAAAAGAATACGGGGATTACACAACACAACTTACAGCACTTGATGCTGATTACATCAACAAGAAGACAGAGTTTAGAAACAAGGATAAAGAACAAGAGAACAAGGATTTTGATGAGAGTGTTAAAGACGCACAGGCAGCAAATAAAAGAAAACTTGATGACCTCACCTCAACATTTAACTTACAAAAAGAAAAGTATGGTGAGAACTCAAAAGAAGCAAGAGCAGCACAAGATGCTATATTCGCAGCACAGGCTGAAGGATTAGAAAATGAAAAGAAACTTTATGAGGGTAAAAAGGAACTTACCAAAGAAGAAATCGCACGACTTGAAGACATCAAAACCGCTCAAAAAAATCTTACCACAGCAGTTGAAACTGAAAATACGAAAAGATTAAAGAGTGATTTAGATACAGCACTAAAATCTGCTGAAGCAAAGAAAAAGGAAACTGATGATTTGTTCGCAGAGAATATGAGGAAGGCTGAAGGTGATTTAATCGCTCAACAAAAATTACTTGATGAAAAGAAAAGATTAGACGAACTATACTATACAGAACAACTTGCTCGTGAAGGTCTAACAGCAGACCAAATCAAAGCTCTCAAGGACAAACAACTTGCGGATGCGAAGGCTAATGCTGAAGCACAGATGACTATTGAGCAGAAAAAGTTTGACGCTCAACAAAAGTTATTAGGAGCAACAGCTGCCGCATTAAACGCAGTCGGTGATATTATCGGTAAGAATACCGTAGCGGGTAAAGCACTATCAATTGCGGCAACCCTTATCAACACTTACGCAGCCATCGCAGGACAACTTGCCGCATTTAGTAAAGTCCCTGTTCCTGGTTATGCGATAGTTCAAGCCGTGGCGACAGGACTTGTTGGTTTCAAGGCTGTAGCAGACATCATCAAGACACCAATTCCAGCAGCAAATGGGGGAGGTGGTGGAACAGGTGCCGCATCAGGTACAGCAGTTCCAAGACCAAGAGGAATGGCAACAGGTGGATTGGTTGAAGGTATAGGAGGCCCAAAGAGTGATTTAATACCTGCTATGTTGAGTAATGGGGAGAGTGTGATAAACGCACAATCTACCTCTATGTTTAAGCCATTACTATCGTCAATCAACGCCATAGGTGGTGGTAAAAGATTTGCTGATGGAGGACTTGCTGTAGGTTCATTCTCACAAGACCAAGCATTATCACAACTACAAAGTTCATTAAACTTCCAACAAGCACCAATCAAAACTTATGTAGTTGCGAGTGATATGACTAACCAACAAATGATGGATAGGAATATAAAAACTCGTTCAACACTATAAAAGATTGAACTTATTAAAAAAATTGATATTTATTAGTATATGACCCCTAAAATAATTGAACTAATCATTCAGGACGGAGATGACGAAGCAGGGTTAGATGGTATTGCGTTGGTAGAAATGCCAGCACACGAAGCAAACTTTGAGTACTTTAATCAAGAACAAGAGACACCTTGTGAGGACGGCAAATGTTCTCACTATATTCTTGCTGACGAAAAAATACCACAAGTAATCCAAATGTTTCACGCTTACGGGAAACCTCAAGGATTTCTTGAAAAAGAAGGTTGGGAAATAACTGCTGTAAAATCAGTTGGAAAACAAGAGTTCCAAATAATCTCTAATCCCAATATACCATCAGCACAGGACACTCCTGATGTAAGATTTAGATACAAATATGTAGGGCCAAAAGATGAGTTAAACAGAACATTCTGTGCTGAAATGATGGCTGCTCGTAGAGTATTCCGTATTGAGGACATTATGGAAATGAGTAATCGTTCAGTAAATGAAGTTGGGCCTGATGGTTATGATATTTTTACTTGGAGGGGTTCGTATAATTGTCGTCATAAATGGGTACAACTTATGTACCAACCTGTAGGTAGAATCGTAAATAACGATAATGTTGATACAGGTGTAGAAGATGAAGACGGAATGCCTGGTCCTGATACAAGAACAACCGCTACTATCGCAGCTGGTAATACCCCACCAAGAACAGGGTTCGCAGCATCAAATCCTGATGTAAGTGCTTTATCACCTTATGTGGAACAAATCAAAAAGCCAGTTAAAAAACCTGTACTTGCTTCATTACCTCTTTTTGAGAAACAAGAAGACGCTGAAGCAATTGCTATGTTGATTGGTTGTGAAGGTTCCCACGAACATTCTTACGGAAATAAGAAATTGTTTATGCCGTGTAAGGCTCATCCAAAAGACCAAACAAGTTATATCACAGACGAAGATGAAGACCCTGATGATGTGGGTGGTAGTGATAATCCTATGGAAAACTTTGCTATGTGTCCTCCTGAAACCAAGGATATTAAATTGAACTTGGCTAATAGACAGAAGGCTATTGATGAAGCAAATTACGGGCCTCAAAATCCAAATGAACCTAACGACGATTATTGGAAGAAAAAGGCTAATATGTTTCAAGGTGATATAGAAGATGCCAAAAAAGCTTTATGTGGTAATTGTGTATTCTTTAATCAAACACAAAAAATATTAGATTGTATAGCTGAAGGTATTGGTGGTGAAGATTCTTATGATACTATCAAGGCAGGTGATTTAGGTTTATGTGAAGCATTTGATTTCAAGTGTGCTTCTCAAAGAACCTGTGATGCTTGGGTAGTTGGAGGCCCAATTAAAGATGAGTTCGCTGAAGTAGGCCCAAGAGGTGGTATAAGACCAAGTGATAAAGCTCCAAAGAGTGGTACGCCTAATCCTAATCCAAAAGGTGAAGGAACAGCAAAGGGTGATGCGAGTGGTAAGAGAGGAGCAAAGGTTTCAGCAGAACAAGAAAAAACATTACAGAAAAAGGTCGATGACTTCAACGAAAAAGAGAGTAATACCAAAAATGGTAGAGCAACTTTGGGAGCGTTAAAATCTGTATTCCAAAGAGGATTAGGAGCCTTTAATGTATCACACTCACCAAAGGTAAGGTCAAGTGAGCAATGGGCTTATGCTCGTGTAAATGCGTTTCTATACCTATTAAAGAACGGGAGACCACAGAACAAAAAATATACAACAGATAACGACCTATTACCAAAAGACCACCCAAAAGCAGAAAAGATGTCTTCAATAGAAGAGGATTTTAGTTGGGAAGGTTATATTGATGAAGAAGAACAAATGGATATGATGAGACAAGAGTTTCAGTCATACGATGACTACCCTACATCAGTTAGAAATAACGCTTGTAAGGTAATCAAGTGGAAGGAA